TAATACTTGCAAGGAGAATTAAAAATGGCATTAACATCACCAGGCGTAGAAGTAACAGTAATAAACGAGAGTTTCTATGTACCATCAGATGCGGGAACAACACCACTAATAATTGTTGCTTCAGCACAAGACAAATTAAACGGTGCAGGCACCGGTACAGCAGTAGGAACAAAAACTGCCAACGCAAATTCAGTATATTTGATCTCTTCACAAAGAGAACTAACAGAAACTTTTGGAGATCCAAAATTCTACACAGATGCATCAGGAAATTCATTAAATGGTTATGAATTAAATGAATATGGTTTACAAGCAGCATACTCATTCTTGGGTATTGCTAATAGAGCATTCGTATTGAGAGCAAATGTTGATCTAGCTCAACTTGTAAGCTCTGCAACTCCTCCAACTGCGTCACCAACCAACGGTACTTACTGGTTAGATATTAATTCCACTGTACCAGGTATATTTGAATGGTCAGCAACAGACCAAGCATTCACTACAATTACTCCAATCTATATCACATCAGTGGATAATTTAGTAGGTGATGTATCTACAGGTATTCCTAAAACTTCTATTGGTACTCTTGGACAATATGCCATCAATACCACTCATGTTACTAATAAAATTTATTACAAAACAAGTTCTAACACTTGGGTGCAAGTGGGCAGTGCAGCATGGAAAACTGCTATCGGTGGAACCGCAAAATTTGTACAAGCTTCACACGTTAATAGACCATTGTGGAAAACTGCAGAAGAAAATAAACCAACAGGTTCTGTATGGTTTAAAACCACAACACCAAATGCTGGTGCTGACATCTCGGTAAAAATTTATAGTTCTAGTTCTGCATCATTCACTATAGTTGATGCTCCATTTTATGCCAACAACCATGCAGCGATCTATGGTTTAGATCCTGCGAGTGGTGGTAGCGGAATCACAGCAGGTAAACTATACACTCAATACAACGTGACTGAACAATCGATACTTGGTGCATTTGACTCCACAGATGACAACGTTGGAGACTTCCAAGTGTTCAGATATGAGGGTGGAAAAACTACTATTACATCTAAAGTTGCAGCAGCGACTTTCACTGCTGGACATTCAATTAAAATTGCTGAATCATTAAAGTCACAAGCTGCTCTAGAAGAGCAATCAGAAACAGTAACACTTGGTGGCACAGCCAACACAGATTTTGTTGCTGCTATCAATGGCGCTGGCTTTACAAATATTAGTGCAGAAATTACCAGCGATAATTTTATAAAAATTACTCACGCACTGGGTGGTGAAATTAGAATGTTCGACGTGTCTTCAGGCACGGCTTTGGCTGACGCTGGATTTGGTGCTTCGGCTGCTCACAGCTACGGAACATACACTGCAAATTCTTCTACATTAGTAGACAATTTGTATGATGTGCCAGCAGGTGCTACAGAAGATTCTACAGGTCCTGCAACAGTGATGGCTTCTAACTGGAAACGTTTGAGCTACACAGCTTCAGTAACTGCTCCTAGCAACGAACCAAAAGACGGTGCTCTATGGTACAATAACAATTATGATGCAGACATCATGATACATAATGGTACTACGTGGGTTGGTTATAAAAATGGATCATTAAATGGTGTTAATTTAACATCGTCTGATCCAAATGGTCCTCAATTCTCAGCAACTAAACCTACGACACAATCAGATGGCACTGCTTTAGTAAATGGTGATCTATGGATTGACACCAGTGATTTAGAAAGCTATCCAAAACTTTATCGATATGACACAACTTTGACCGATGGTGCAGATTTTGCATTGGTTGACAAAAGTGATCAAACTACAGAAAATGGAGTTGTATTTGCTGATGCAAGATACAATAAAGTTTCAACAAGAACAGATACAAACACCCAAGGTGGAACCGGCGATGCTGCCAGCATTAAAGATCTTCTATCTGATAACTTCTTAGATCCAGACGCTCCGGATCCAGTCCTATATCCAAAAGGTATGTTATTATGGAACACTAGACGTTCTGGTTACAACGTAAAAGAATACAAAAACAATTATATTACAACTGCCAAATATCCAGGATCTGGATCTAGTGGCAAAGGTAACACAAGATATAACAGCAATGAAAGCGTTGCAACTTATTTCCCAGATAGATGGATTACTAAGAGTGCTAACAATGCCGATGGTTCGGGCACATTCGGTAGAAAAGCTGTGAGAAAAGTAATTGTACAACAATTAAAAGCAGAAATCAACACCAACCAAGCAATTAGAGAAGACCAAAGAGGTTTTAACATTGTTGCTTGTCCCGGATACCCAGAAGTTATTTCTGAATTAGTATCTTTGAACGCTGACAGAAACTATACATCATTCATAGTGGGAGACACTCCCATGAGATTAGCCAGCACAGCAACGGCAATCACAAACTGGGCTAACAATTCTGCAAATGCTGCAGACAACGGTGAAACTGGTTTAGTTACTTCAAGTGAATACATGGGAATATTTTATCCATCAGGAAGAACCACAGACAATTTAGGAAAAGTTATTGTTGTTCCTTCAAGTCACATGATTTTAAGAGTGTTGGCAAATAACGACAACGTGGGTTATCCATGGTTTGCGCCAGCTGGCACAAGAAGAGGTATTATTGATAATGCTACTGCTGTAGGATACATAGATTCTACATCAGGAGAGTTCCAAACAATATCTTTAACCGAATCAGTGAGAGACAGCATGCATACTGCCAAAGTAAATCCAATCACATTCTTCTCAGGAACCGGTATTGTTAATTTTGGTAATTTAACTAAAACTAAATCAAGTTCAGCTCTAGATAGAATCAACGTTTCAAGATTAACTGTTTATCTAAGAACACAATTAGATAAAATAGGTAAGCCATTTATTTTTGAACCCAACGATACTTTAACAAGAAATGAAATCAAATCAGCTATTGAATCATTCCTATTAGAACTATTGGGTCAGAGAGCCTTGTATGACTTCTTAGTGGTGTGTGATGAAACCAACAACACCGCTGTTAGAATAGACAGAAACGAACTATATGTAGACATAGCGATTGAACCTGTGAAATCGGTAGAATTTATCTACATACCGTTAAGAATTAAAAACACAGGCGAAATAAAGAAACTTGGAGTATAATATATGGCAATTTCAACATTAAGTAAATTTACAGTACCATTAGCGAACGATCAAAGCTCGGCGTCACAGGGTTTGTTGATGCCAAAACTTCAATATCGTTTTAGAGTAATTCTTGAAAACTTTGGTGTGTCCACTCCAAGATCAGAAATTACGAAACAGGTAATGGACGTAACAAGACCAAATTTAACTTTTGACAACGTTACTTTAGATGTTTACAACTCTAGAGTTTATGTGGCTGGTAAACACACTTGGGAACCAATTACATTAACATTGAGAGATGATGTAAACAATTCAGTTAGCAAATTGGTTGGAGAACAAATCCAGAAACAATTTGATTTCTTTGAACAATCTTCTGCAGCGTCTGGTATCGATTACAAATTTACATCTAGAATTGAAATGCTAGATGGAGGTAATGGTGCTTCAATACCGGGTATACTAGAAACTTGGGAACTTTATGGTTCTTATGTTGAATCAGTAAACTACAACACACTGGCTTATAACACCAGCGACCCAGCAACTATCACACTTAGCATTAGATATGATAATGCTGTACAAACTCCACAAGGCACAGGAATCGGCACAGCAGTAACAAGAACTATTGGTTCATTGTCAACAGGTGGCGGTCTATAATTTTTATTTCGTTTATAGCAAAAGAAGCGCCTTTAACGGCGCTTTTTTTGTGACTATAAATATAGAGTATGCCTAGCATTAATAATTTCTTAAAAGGTTTTAGCGACGGTCTTCCGGGAATGAAGGACTTTCAACATGCTAGTAGATTATACATTGACGATAATTTTAAATTACTCCCAAAACAAAAATTTTTATTTCACGTAGTACTCACTATTGATAATACTATACCTGCTCGCCCATTTAGCAATGAAGAACGTTTAGAACTTAACATGTTAGTAAAATCTTGCGAGTTACCCAAATATGATATGAATTTGGAAGAAAAAATACAGTACAATAAAAAAGTTTATGTAGGCACAAGAATAAAATATAGTCCCGTTAACATTGTTTTTCACGATGACCATTCCGACACAGTAAATGCTTTTTGGAAATCCTACTACGAATATAATATTTCAGATTCTTTATCCGTAAGCAATACAGGAATAGTAGATATAGCCAAGGATGACATGTACAAAAAGAATAGATCAGCCACTCAATTTGGTATGGACAATGCACAAAAGAGAGGTAAGCCTTTTTTAAAATCAGTTCAAATATTTGCTTTACATAAAAAAACTTTTACGGGATTTACTCTAGTTAATCCAATCATTGGTTCTTTCAGCCACGACAATCTAGATCAAACAGATGGTGGCGGACTTATGACCAACACCATGCAACTCTTTTATGAAACTGTGTTGTATAGCGCTGGTAGAGTTGACGGAGTATCTGTTCCCGGATTTGCAACACTGCATTATGACAAAGAACCATCTCCTTTAAGTGTACTAGGACGAGGAACAACTTCTATATTTGGACCTGGTGGTATCGTGGACGGTATAGGATCTGTTATTGGTGACGTTGCTGAGGGTAACATCAGTTTAGGTACTATATTAACAGGGATCAATACCTACAACAATGCTAAAAAGATCAAAGCCAAGGAAGCAGTGAAAGAAGAATTAAAAGGCATAGTTAAAGAAGGTGTTATTAATATCGGTAAACAAGCGGGCACGATAACCAATCCGGTGGGTAGTTTTTCTATCGGCGCTGTGATTGCAGCTGGTGCTGTTGCTACCATCGCAGGATCTAAAAGTTTGAGCGATGGAAAAAATCCAAACAATAGAGTAATTTCAAATCCAGTTCTTAATACCCAATTACATCTTACACCCTCAGAATCTTTTAATCTTATTCAAAATAATTTAGTTGCAAAAGACAAGGTGGCCGCAGGAATTTATTATAAATTAGTTGGCTCAAGAAAAGGATTAACTATTACCCAAAACGAAGTGGAATACGCAGCGACAACCAACGATGTTAAGAACGTATATAGGAATAGAGCCGTGACCGACACCGTGAAATTAGTCAACGATGGTTTTATAAGAATCAATAGGCAAGGCAACGACGTAAATATTGTAGCAGAAAGAGCAGGACTATAATGTCAGAATTTTATACCAATCTACCACAAAAAGAAAAAGATAGATTACAAAAAACCATAGACGATCTTACTCAAACACAATACGTTGAACCTTTTCAATTTAATGCCAATGATCATGACACTGCTGTTTCTTTTTTTGTGAAAAGAGGATTTGATAGACAACCGGCAGAAGAAACTGCATATATTATTTTGCAACAGGCCAAAGTAGATTCTGTTCCTGTGGGACAAATTTTAGATATCCTAACCAAGGCAGAGCCTGTTCAGTTAAATGAATTACTCACTGTGGTTCTAAACACCAATAGATACAAAAGCAGTCGATTGGGTGTGAGAAATGATAGAACTAGTAGAGATATCATATCTAGAAACATCAAAGCATAAATGAAATTCGCTAGAGGAAAATTCTCAATGAAGAATTCTGCCAAGTATGTGGGGATAAAATCTCCAACATATAGAAGTGGTTGGGAACATGCATTCATGAGATTGTGTGATGAGCATCCAAATGTTTACCAATGGGCTAGTGAATCTATCAAGATACCGTATCGTCATCCACTTACAGGCAAATACACAATCTATGTCCCGGATTTTTTTATAGTGTACATGGATAAGAATGGCGGTAAACACGCAGAATTAATTGAAGTTAAACCCATGAATCAAGCCTCCATGGAGCGAGCTGGTAAAAGC